AGACAATTATGTGAGCTGTGACGTTGGCGAGTGCTTTATTAATACTTTTATGCAGGTGGTCTAATTAATACACACCGACACTAACACGAGGAAAACACACAATATGTACCTACACATCATGTCCGAACAGGAACAAGAACAAGTGGTCCGTGCTCTTAGAGGATGGCAATTCATGCGACACCGGCATGGTAGCCTCTACGATCGCGGCAGATCAGACTCATACTATGGCCGCAGAGCAGATCCACACTCGGGCGGAGTAGGTGGCGATAGTGGAGAACGAGTAGATGCTCAAACTGCTCAAGAAGTCAACGAGTATCTCGCGGGATATGAATACAATGAACAACATGGTGATCGAAAGGCGTGGCGATGACACACTACAGTTTGACTATATATAAGCGAGATGGCCGTACTAAGTCTGGATATCGTCGAGTGGGAGTATATCCATATCGTCGCCGTGACCATGCCTCGATGGTGAGAGAAGTCAATGAACTTCGTCCACTATATCCAGAACGTCTAGGTTACCATATGGAGATTGCCACTGGTAGTCGTTAATGTCGATGCATAGTAGTATTGGTGGGCCGTCTTGGAGTCGAACCAAGCACCAATGGATTATGAGTCCACTGCTCTAACCAACATGAGCTAACGGCCCTACTAGATCTACTATATCTACTATCGAGTGTATATACATGCGCGATGCCCCCACACTACAGCGGGGTTTTCACAGTCGACATCAACATGAGTACTTATTATACTGTCAAACTGGCTCAAAGTCAATTGGAAAAGCCCTAGAATGAGTTAGAAAAGCTCTTGATTTGGGTAGAATTGAGCCTGATTTTGGGTGTGAAAAGGTGCAAAAAAGTGTTGAAAAGTGCAGGCCCTGGTGACCTAAGGTGTGGATCACTGGGCTAAACCTAGAGCTAGAGTAGAAAGATTGGGTGGACGCACGGGAGGCTATCGTAGAATGGTCTAACCTTCTTTCAACCCGTCACCACCTGCTCAACCGGGCCCACACTACAGCGGGGTTTTCAGGGGAGTGTGCTTATATCTTCTATCTTCTATATTTGCTGTACAGTGCATATAGTATATAAGGCGTCACCAATCCACTCTTACTACAGCGGGGTTTTTGGGGGTATACGATCCAGTGCCTGTATGAACGCTCGCCAATTGACGGAGTCACGCAGTATGCACTGTGCCAATTGAGCTCTAAGTACTCCTGTTTCATATAGCCAGTGTTCTTTCGTCGCCTTGGGGTATGGATTAACTTGATCCATGTGTGCCTCTATACGTTGGTGAGTTTGAGTTATTAAGTCTTTGCTCATAATCATTGTGCTCATGTGTTGTTAGTGTTATACTTGTATTTACTGTGGTGCAGAGTTGATGTGAGTAGCTGAGATATTAGTATCGTTTGGCACTTATACATGTCAACAGATAGTGTCAGTAATGCGTTATATATGTATATGAACTTAAATCCTTTGATGCTACGCAATATACGTGAATACTATGATCGATACAACGATTGCTCTATAGTCAGCCGCAAGTTGGCTTTGGATATATCAGTTGTTAGAGCCTGTGTTGCTCAATTATCATTGTAGATAATAGTTTAAAAATACCCTTGGAAAAAAGGCGCTTCGCGTCTTTACGCGTCTTTAGGTATTACGGCAGGTCCGAACAGGGTTTCTGCTGTGCGAAAGGCTATGCGTTCAGCCGCGTCTTCGGGTAACTCGCCCAGGATCATACGAAAGTTCTTCACAGCATCTTCATAGTACGACCAACGCACCATCTTGTGTGCATCTATAGCAAACATGACACGGTTGGGAAATCTACGCAGTAAATACCACCATTCAGCCTTGATGTCACCGTTGAGCTTGAGCATTGAACTGCCCAGTTGATCCTGCCACTCCAAGTTGGCCAAGCCATAACTGCCCACATCTTCACCTCTATACGTGCGCCACTTGTGATCAAAGTAGTACATGTCACGCTTGCTGATGGTGATGTAGACGTTGCGATGACGTAGCATGACTTCATTGATATATTGGGGCTTTGCATAGCCTCCATGGGGCCATACAAATATAGTATCAGGATTCTCACCAAACAGACGGTCAAAGTGGGGCCAATCTCGCGCCCAATTATAGGCTTCCCAGTGTACATATATGGGCTTGCCTGTACAGGCCATCTTACGGGCCAACCGCATCATGTTGGGAGCATCGGCCTGTACCCAACGCTCACCCCTGAGTGTGCGTTCATTGCCCCATTCTGGGGGCCATTTATCTGCATGGGTCAACTGTAGTTCACCGATGAATTGATACTGGGGTTTCTTCATCCTCTTGACTAGATCCCGAACAAAGTCATCACGTAGATCTTCTCTCGAATCAAAACGCTTGGGTGCGCCCATGACAATCTTATGGGGTATGTTCTTCTGTATCTCTTCCACATGCAGAGTAGCATCGTGGGGGTCTTGTTGACGTGCAAATAGGCACATGCGATATACGCCGGCCCGCTCCATGGTTGACTCAATCATCTCCTGGGTACAGCGTGTGTTGATTTGGTGCATGGCATCAAACAAGGGGCCCTGGTAAGGGCGTGTCTTTTTAAAATAATTCAGCTTTAAACGTGCCATGACTAGGCAGTCTCTAATCCATCTCTTTAATCTCATCGTTGGTCCCTTTTGAATATCAATTGTTTATAGGCCTGGATCATACCATCCACATGGGGCCCAAAGTCATACTTTTTAAATATCTCCATTTGGGTCATGGTCAATAGATCCTCTCGGCTAGCACCCATGTTGAGCAGTGTGGGCATGTTGAATCCACTCACTAGGTTCATGGAGTTGCGTATTCCGTTGTATTGTCTGGCCAAGCGTTCCACACCCCTATAGTCTAGATTCTGTGGGGGTAAGCGCCAGTGGGTAGCAGTCTCTTCGGCAAATTCATAGCCGTAGATCTCGGGGTTAAGACTAAACTCACTGGAGTACTTGTCCCACTCGGGCTTGCGACGATGGTAATGGTACATGGCCAAGGGTGAGAAGCTGATACACTGTAGAGGGTTGTCAGGTTCAGTTGACCATTTGATTAGATCGTAAAAATATTCGGGAGTGTCATAGGGTAGGCCTAGGATCATGCCCGATTCCATGTTGACATGCCCCCGCCACTGCTCACGTAGCCAATAGAGTCTGTCTTTAACTCGGTTAGGTGCCAAACCCTTGCCTATGGCAGTGCCTGACTTTTGATTAAGTGTTTCGATACCAAAGAACGTGCCCACTAGGCCCATTTCCTTCAGTAGTTCAGCTTGGTGTGGGTACTTGTTTATGAGGTCAATGCGTAGGTAACAGCTGAACTGGATCTTGAAGGGCAAGCTGGTAAAGAGCCCGTGTAGATCCTCAATCTTGTCATTGTCATCGTTGAATGTATCATCTGTGATCCAATAGTTCACGGTGCCCGTCTCTTCATAGATCTTCATCATCTCATCACGCACTTGAACGTTGTCTCTGAGATAAGTGCCCTTTTTCTTGCCCAAGAGATGAAAACTACAGAACTTGCATTTGAATATACAGCCCCGAGCCATTTCCATGGGTAGGCTTTCCCCAGGCAGCACATTGAACTCAGGACGCCACCAGTGTGTGCTGATATTGTCTATACGGGGTTCGGGGTAGTCAGTTGAATCAATGGCCAACCCCCGACCTCTTGACGTACTGCTGAAGTGATCCTCCAGCTCTATTTCCTGTAGGTGTTGGATGTGATCCGTACGCCCTGCTAGATAGTTGGTTAGATCCACTATGGCCACTTCAGCATTACCAAACACGTAATAGTCCACTTGAGGGTCTATGGTAAAGAATGGGCTACGTGCGCCCCCAAATACTATCTTGGCTTGGCTGTTGGCCCTAACATAATCGTATAGGCGTACCATGTCATCATAGGGGTGATGGTACATGGTTTGCAGTCCATAGTCCCTAGTACGTGCATTGCTCAAATCCATCTTGTCAGGGTCTTGGGGGAACACAAATGTACTGCTGTACCCTACCCATAGAGTATTGGGAGTTAGGTACAGTTTCAGTGCTTCAATCATTTCATCTACTGTAAAGTAGTTGATGTGGTCGATGACCTGACATGAATAGCCCTCGTCTATTAGACTGCTGGCAATCCTATAAGCCCCTAGGGTTCTGTTGAACACTCGTCTCTGTATGGTACTGCCCCCACCACTGAATATAATACAATCTGCCATTAATATCGCTCAATAAAGTTATGTGGTATTTAACTGGATAAATACCTGATGTTAACAAATTACCAACAGCTGATCCTAAGTCTTGCACCATTTGCTCCTGCACTCAACCGATGTGACCCTTCACTACTGACAGGGTATACCATACCCCCACGTGTACAGTTGATCAAGACTGCTGAGGGTAATAAGATTAGAGTCATGGTTACCCCAGACTACCTAACACAGTTTCTAAACAACTACGGGGTATACACTATAAGTGATCAGTTGAGAATGGTGTTGACAGCATCACCCAACACGCTGATAGATTTAGACAGCATTGACACAGGTGTAATTGACGTATTGGTCACGGGCAGATGTCCGCAGTTGGAAGCTCTATGTCCCATGAAGACTGACATAGTATGTTATGATCCTGCACACGAACATCTACAGATGTTGATCAGTGTAGACACAGCACAGGATCGCATAGTAGGATACTATTATTACAGTCGTAATTTTAACGAAGACTTCTGTGTGAACAATGTTTACCACTATGGTGCCGAACAGCAACTACAAGGTATTAGTACAGAAACATGGTATGATGGAGCCAGTAGCTATCACCATTTTAATTTAAAAGGTGTTAACGTCTATAAGTCACGCATGACCGGCAGTCATAGAGATGACCTCAGTCGCATTTATTTGAATATTATTCCGCCAGCAGATGCTGTGCCAGCTGAGTAGTAGAGCAGTGCTGTCTGAACTCCTTGTTCAGTTGTTCTTCCCACGCACAATACTCATTCCAACCTAGAGCCCCTGGCATATAGTACTCGAGGCTATTGGCATCTACTTCACGTTTGATATGTAACAGGAGATCCTTGTTCATAGTCAGCATGATATTCTTGGGACAAAGTTCAATATCCACAAAATAAGGTACACACCGATTGGCTAGTATCTCATAGTGTCGCATACAATCCCACCCAGACTTTTTGCGTGTTACGGCAAATAAACTATGTGCATAGTCATCATAGTATTCAGATTCTATTTTAAACACATAGGTCTCGGGACGGAAAGGAATTACTGTGCCCAACACTTTGGTTTTTTCTGCACGTGGATGACACATCTTACTTTCTGCAATGGCAAAGCTGATGGTGCGCATAAACTCTGATGGGTCACTATCTAGTTCACGTTTGAAATAAGTTGTACGGCCAGCTAAGTTATGATCGATGGCATACTCATCTCTACCATCCAGTGCTAAAATATCCTTACGGTCATAGTGCTGATAGATATCATCCATGTAACTGGGTATGTAGTCTGGACGTCCAATGACAATCTTATCGTAGTAGTGCGAACGGATGCGTTCAACAATTAAAAGCCTGTCTCTTTGAATAGACAAGTCTTCATCTAGTGTTGCGGCATAACTGAACCCGCCACCATAAAGAGGACTACCATGATAGTGTCCCTCATCCAATTTATATCTGCCACCCCATGGTTTGAATTCCGAACGATATAGATACCAAGCTCTACCATCGTCAGTTACTTCATGACCTAGACTGTGCAATCCGTGGAACACTTGATCACACAGATACTCCTGTGGAAATACATTATGCCAATCACTATGCCGTGCTACTAAGATCTTCATGTTGCACCAAAAATTGTTGTACGTTTTTTAACTTCATCACTGGCCTCCATAATGGTCCAGTCCTGTCCCAACACTGGGGTCAACTGAATATGGCTACGCGGGATAAAATATCTATCGGTACCAATGGCCATTTGATCAACCATGTTAGATATCACACTGTCTACACAGATGATGGACTCTGCACGTTCTAGGATAGGAATCCAATTGAACACACTGGGAGTCATGTTTTCTTTGATTTCAATAACTTGCCAATCTTCTGGGATCATATCGTAATTGAGCTCTGCTTGAAAGTCACTGCCTGCCAAATGCACAACAGCATAAGGTTCTGGAGTGCCTACTAGATCAATCAGTGCTTGTTCGGCTACTGGATCTCTAGTGATGCAGTCAGCCAAGGTCCACTTCTTAACGAACGGAACTCCTGCCACTGAATATTTGAATTGATCAAACTTCATGTATTGAAACTCTGGGCGACCAGCAAACTCTGGATGTCCAGTCAATGCATTGTACAGGGGTAAGAACTCATCACACTTGAAGTTCTTAAGACGTTTCATTGGCTCGTCGTAAAAGAAACTGCCTGTATCTACTGGGATTGGAATCCATTTGACCCAAGGTACATGATTGACCACATTGTCCATAAACACATCGGCAATGGGCCAATAAATTTCCCACCCCTCGTCATGATAGTGTCGAGCAATGGGCAAAGTGATAATAATGTCACCAATACCTCTTGATTGTATAATACCTAGTCTTTTAGTTTTAGCCATTAATTAACCCCAGTAGTGCAGTATAAAACCGATTATAAACACAATTCCAAATATTATACTGGCTCGTTGTGCAATTAACATTTCCCTCTTGACATATTTGTCGTCTATATCATAATCCATTATTTTCTCGATTTAATTAAAGTATTCTATTCTTTCCAAATTGGGAAAGTAACATTCGTTACGCTCAATTGGTAAATCAACACGATATTCACAAGCAACATCAACACCCAGTCCAATGGCCAAGGCCAGTGCTTGACTTTGATTACCAATAAAATTATCACAACCAGCAATAACTTCTGCCAGTTCTAACATGGTTTTTGTTTCTTGGTAAGGCAAGTCCCATCCAGTGTCCTGTTTAAACTTTTTGTATTCGTTTGGCAATCCCACAAACACAGCTTCCTTGTACATTTCCATTTCAGTCCATGTGGCCCACTGTGGACCCAACTGTGGTGGTATCCAGCGTTCTGTACGATTGATAACAATAGGCCGTCCTGCAATAGGTTTGGGAGTAGGCACTGTGAGCCATGGAGTGTTTCTCAATGGCGTGCTGTCTTCGATCCTAAATTCGTCTGCATAAATGTCCACATAGTTTCCAGGATGATTAACAAAATGTGGACGAAACCGATCCAAATTGTGCGAGATCTCCGTTTGCGGAGTCATAACTGTGAATTTGGTAATATATTCTTGTGCTTCCATGAAAGACTTCATGTATTCAAAGTCTTGAGCAGTTAATCTACCTTGATGGAATGGATTTGGAGCACTACCATAATAATATTGCCCTATCCAATCAATTTGATTTAGGTGTAGGTAAAACTCGCCCCCACCAAAATGTTTTACAACGGGTAAACTATAAATTAAATCGCCAAAGGCGCCACTGTGTTTGAATTTGTTCATTTGTTTATTATATATGTGTTTAATGTTATTTACAAGCCGGCGCCATCGCAAATTATTTTTTAGGTAAATATTGTTCTGAGAAGATCAAACTACATATGTCATTAAACCTAAACATCACAGCAGATCCAATTTATGGTATTGTTGCCTCAATATCATCTACGGTTCTAACAGAAATAACAGTCAATGCAACTGGTACTAACATTGCGTTAGGGCAGTTGATTACTAACGCTCAGCCATATACAACTTACAACGCAAATTGGAATAATCAAGGTGGTTTCGCTGGATTGTTTTTACCAGGAAATACCTATGCGGTATATGCGGCTGATACTCAAGGTAACTCGGTCAGCGGATCAATAACACTAGCCAATCCTACATTAACTATAGGATTTACCACAGGTACTGCATACGCAAGTGTTAGTGTAGCTGCCTTAAATTCTATTTTAGGTACCACATACGGATCTTTAACTAGAACATGGGACGCAGTTAATCAAACAAATATCTATGTTTTAAGCACAACTACTACGCTCAGCCAAAATATTAGGAATAGTGCATTTTTAGGTAACAACCCTGGTTACATTAAGTACATCAAAGATTACGGAACTGTAGCTACAATTGGCAACTCAGCCTTTGCTGGTGCCAACCAATTAACATCTGTAGTGTTCCCGTGGACCACACAAATTGGTAATAACGTATTTGAAAACGGTGTTGCTATTAGCAATATTAATTTTGCATCATTAACCAGTGTTGGGACCGCGGCTTTTGCCAACTTAGATATCGCGCTGTCGACCATTGTTATGCGTGGATCAACATCTACACAATTACTATTTGGTTATGTACCTACAGCCAGATATATTCCAACATATGTAATTAACACAGACACATTCCCGTCATTGACTCTAAATGTAGATCGAAATGTGGCCACTACCGGTACATCAATACTGGTACAATCATCAGCTACTAATATAATGGATGGCTTTGTAGTTACAGCATCCATTTATAGCTCATTGTTAAAGAGTTTTTATAATACCACTACATTTACTAAAATAAGTTCTGGTATATCAGGCGGAACAATAGTAGTTCCAGATAATTTAGCCAATACTGATACTATCTATGTTGTCTACGATTATTCAAGATCAGCATTTCCACTATACAACGTAAACTTTGACGCTAAAGCTAATCTATATCTAAATGCTCCTATATCGCAAGCTGTACAACTTATTCCTAAAATAATTGCATATGCAACGCCAGTAACAGCAGACACATATTACACGGTCAACGAAGGATCTTCGTCGATGCCTGTTCCTATTAGTGTAACAGGTTATTATAATACTTCTAATATTATAACCACGCTGGCCAGTGCATCCGGATTACACCCAGGTACACTGAACGTTGGTGGTAATGGTTATACAATTTACTATCAACCTGATCCTATATTCAATGGACAAGATAGTTTCACATTCAATGTTGTCGGACGTAATGGTGTAACATCAAATATTTCAACAGCATACATTACAGTATCTCCAAAAACTGTTGTGCTGTCAACAACTAGTGACTATACACCAAAATCTAATGCTGGTAATAAATTTAAAGAAACATTTACGGCCAGTGGTGGTATTAGTCCGTATAGATTTTCTATAGGTGGAAATTTTCCAAGTGGACTTGTTTTATCTTCGTCGTCAGTTGCGACAGCAATATTAACTGGAACAACCACTAGCACAGTTGGCACTTATAATTTCTTTATTAAAGCCAATGATAGTAGCTACCCAACAACTAGTACAACCAATTACTATACGCTACAGGTATTTCCGTCAGCACCCGTTGCAAATCCTACATTATTTACTGTAAGTGAAAATAGTCCGGCTACAGTGGTACCGTTGAATTTTACTGGTACCCCAGCCACAATATCAACTGTTACCAATGCGCAACATGGCACTACTATAGTATCTAACACACAGGTTACATATCAACCTTATCAAGGGTTCAGTGGTGCTGATACATTTACATTCCGCGGTACAAATATTAGCGGAGTTGGTAATGTCAGTACCGTTACAGTTACAGTATCCCCAAGCACTATTGTTTTTAGTTTGCCTGTTGGCAGGTTTGTACCACCCCCAGCTCCTATTGTTAAACAATATTATCAATCACCTAGAATAACTGCGAGTGGTGGCTACGGAACCTATGTGTTCAGTGCAACCGGTTTGCCACCAGGTATTTCATTATTATACAATCAAATATCAACACTAAACCCTGCATCGTTATCTAGTGGTACTGGTTACACTACTGCAACTAACGTGGCTACTAGTGCTATTAGTGGTAGCGGCAGTGGATTAACAGTTGATATCACTTCAAATCTTGCTGGCAATGTAATAACAGTAACAGTTAATCAAGCAGGCCGAAATTATGCAATTAGTGATGTAGTTTCTATTGTGCAAGGAGTACACACCAACGCCACGATATCAGTGTACAGTTTAAAATTAGGATTTACATTTGCTGGTACTCCAACTTCTATTGGATTATACAATCCAATAATTACTGTTCATGATAATGGTACTCCTAATTTATATTCCACAACGACATACGTATTGAATGTTGCATCAGGTCCAACAACAATAGGATCTGGAAATTATAATTTAATGGAGCAGGCACCATTAGGCATTGCCCAAGTATTGTATAATCAATATAATACAATCCCTTACAGTAGTCCTGTGGTTACTGGACAATTAATACAAGCAATTGACTGGACTAATTTGTATGATGATATACAGAGATGCTATGTTCATCAGCATGGCCCAGGTGCTGTTGATGATCGAACAGCATTGATTAAAGGAAAATTAATTGAGGCCGCAACTACAGCATCAATCATGCCTAAAATTGCATCTTTGATTAGTAACTACACATCAGTAGCTCCCGGACAACTGACTACATATTCTGTGTCGTTGTCCACTGCAACAACCACCAGTACCATAGGTGGATATAGTTTTAGTTGGCCAGATGATGCCAGTGCTCAAGCATTCTTTAACTTGGGTGGATATATTGAAAGTGATTTTGATAATAGTGTATTCACACTAACCAATTACAGCAAAACAATTTTTACTGTAATTACAGGAACAATATCAACTATTGCTGGAGGAAGCCAACAAGTTTTTATTGAAGGTAACGGCAGTAATATTAACTTTATTGTGGATATTGTATCTAATGATCAAGTTACAAAAGTATCAACCTCTAATGCTATTAGATATAAGGCAAGCAATGCAGATACTGGTGGGGTCGCAGCCACATTGCCCTATGTTCAATTGATAACTAGTTCACTTGGCCCTCTGTTTAGTCCACCAGCACTTTTACAAATTTACGGTAACGATGTAACAACATCTTCTATTTTCATAGCTAACCAAGGTGTATTGCCAGTAAACATTATAAATGTACAACCAATACATGATACCAATTATGCTGGTGAACCATTAACCCTTAATGTTATATCATATCCTTGGGGAGGAACATTGGGTGCATTTGGCCAGAGTAGTGCAAAAGGTCCTTTGGTATTTTCTTGGCAGAACAACAATGAGAATGGCGGAAGAGGATTTTATGTTAACGCAGTAAGTATTACATATTCGCAAGGATTACAAACACAAACTGTTATAATCCCAACAGCAGTGCAAACACACTTTGGTATTAAGGCAATACCAGGAGTTCCATTAATTGCCACTGCTACTACTGATTATTATATTCCCTATACTTTCAAAGGTTATGGTGGAGTGCTAGATACTGATTACGGTATTACCCCCAGAGTAGCAACATGGGCCAGAGGATTTAATATTTCATCATTTGGGCCTACATACTATGTACCAGATGCACCACCAATAACAGTTAAGTTAAACACAAATGTAGTACCAAATAGAACTACCAGTACTGTTGCTTACTTCTCTGGTAGAGATACGTATAACGAATATGTAACAACCTCTACAAACATTAGGTTAACCGTCAACTCAAAAGATCAACACATAAATTCCTGGTTCAGCGCACAAAATGCCAACACTGGTGTAATTGGTATGAGCTATGATATTATTAACGGCCAGCGATGTCTAACCATAGGGTTTGGTATGGGCGGCGGCTATTCAAATCAATTAGTGGTTGATGCAAATGGATCAGGGTATAGCACATACAGTGGAGATGGTTTCCATAAGTCTATTAGACAACTGCAATCTAAATATTTAGGAATCCCAGCAAACTATACTAGATACAGCGGAACAGCGACTAATCAAATGACACCATTCTTAACAGATTATGGTGTTTGGAACCCACAAGCATTTGTAACAGACAACAACACATCGTTTAGCAAATCATATACATTCATGGTAAGAAATTCTTATTCATACCGGTATCAGTTTGATTGCACATCACCTGCCACGTTCATAATAACTGGAAATAATAACGGAATAGCCTACTCAAGTGGAGTGATAACAGCTAACGCTGGAAATAACCCATATGGTAATACAATATCTGGATCTCTTGGGCCGTTGCAGTCTGGATATTATACTATAACATTGAACTGTCCATCAATGACCGCAGCCAAATACGGAATTGGATTTAGACTATATGATTCAAATCTTCCCGCACAGAATCCTACGCCAAGAATATACAGTGAAGGGTCAACAGTTTGGTCAACACTGGACACTATCCTTCCTGTATGGGCTGATATATCTAGAGTATATCTAACAATGGATGGGGTTCCAAAAACATATTATCCTTCTACATATATTATTAGTACTGGACTTGCATCTGGTCAACCATATGGTAGTTATTTTTCTAATAATAGTATGTTTACTGTTGATCATGACGGTGTTGGCGGATTGGCAATTAGTATAAATGCCGTAGACCATGTTACTGGGCAAGCGGTAACTGATCAAACGTTAATCAACGCCGCCTTCTTGTTTTATTATCAATCTAACTATGAAAGCAGTGCTGGATTTAATACAAGGTATAATCAATTGCCAGGAGGCACTAATGAATATACTCCATATTTCAAAGGATTTGATCCAGCTGGCAATGTGCTTACAACTACGTTGCCAACTCCGCAAGCTCTAGCACAAGGGCAATCATCCGACCCTAACTTAATGTTTGCCGCAACTATTGTTTTAGAAACAATTGCATTGATAAGATCGATACAAGCTGGACAAACAATTAATCAAACCTTACAAGTCTCTGGACAGATTCTTGGAGTAAATTCAGCTGAAACTTTCTATGGAGGAGTCACTGGCGAAAATAATATTGCGTTGGTTGGAGAAAGTGTCGGCTCTCTACCGTATGCATATGTAGATGCAGCCGCATTGGCTATAACAGTATTACAAGCACTTGGTGTAAATAGTCCTGCATTAAAAGCATTAAGCGATGCTTACATGGCCGTCAGTGCTGTGGGTGTTGCGGCTACATTATTATCAAGCGTTGGTATTGGACTTGTCGCCACTGCTGAAGGTGTAAGTTTCTTTGCGATTGGTATTGAAGTAATATTTGGTACAGGATTCTTCTGTTTCAACGAAGATACTGAAATCAGTATGGCAGATGGAACTACGAAAAATATATCTGATGTTGTGGTTGGTGATTACGTGTTTAATCATGACAAGAGTCAGACTAGCAAAGTTACGTTTATTGTTGATTCCTCATACACAGGTAAATTATATTCACCAACCGAAAATATTAAAGCATTTGGTTCATGGGAACATCCTTTAATTATTGATGGCAAGTTATCTAGTTATGATACTGAATATACTGAAAATAACTACAACTGGCTAGGAAAGTCAGAACAGATTGTGCCAGCTAACACAGTCGAAGTTGAAAATGCTAAAATGTATAATTTGCTTGTGGACGGTGACGGCACATATCAAGTGAATGGCATTGGTACAACATCAGTAATTGGTGATGGTGGGGCAATAGTAAAACTACATGATCAAGGATTGATGACTAGAGAAAAGGTTATTTCAACAATCAAAGGTTATCACGACAAAGGCGGACACGCTTTAAAATTATGGTATTTGGGAAATATACTATTTGGTAAACAACTATAATCAATCCTTTGACTTCAGTAGCATATGCTAGTATAATTACAGCATATGTCTAAGATTAATAGAGTAGATTTAGAAGTAGCCAAAGAAGTTGAATGGGAGGGCGACAGCACCCAATTTGACTTGGCATTGCAACGACTATCCGATGAATCAGAGTTCCTAGTAGTCAATCCTTGGCATGATGACCATGCGCTTCAATATTATATAGAAGATATTCCAAAGACAGACAAGTGCGTGGTGTGGCACAATAACGGCAAATGGTTGGCCAAATATTTCCGCAAAACTTGGACTCCTGCTGAAGGTTATCAGTTAATTGAATTTAACAGACCTAAACTGCTTTGGCGTAAAAATCCAGACTTAGATAAGACCATGGACTTCCAAGAGAATCCCTATGATGTCTATACTCCGGATCCTTATGAAAGCAAGTGTGAACTGATATGGTACATTGACACTAGGTTTACTCCCAATCAAGAAAAAATTTGGGCATTTAAATGTACTCCGTTGGACACTAAACCAGTTGGACAAAAACATATGTGGGAACTGACTCCCTGCATCGATTATGAGATCAACCCAGAGCTACCAGACTTTAACTTGGACATAGACAAACTATGTCCTCCATATTTTAATCTAGCACATGAGTGTTATTACAAATTAGACAAACGTTATACCAAAGATGCTAAAGAACAATGGGTGCTAAAGTTTTTCCCGTTGTATAGAAAACCATTGACCCCTATCTGCTTGGACACATTCACTCCTGACTTACACATCACATATAATCCAGCACTGCCTAGATTAGACTACGATATTGATGACTTTGGTATTACCTGGGAATACCTAAACTATGAACATGTTTGGTTACTAGACAGATCCTTTACCCCTAAAGATACAGATGACATCTGGACGTTTAAAGTTCGTGTGACTGATGACGTTAAAAAGGAAATGGTTGTAGATTATGTCAAACCTAAACTAGATCCGTTAGACGTTGTGTTTATCAGTTACAACGAAGTTAATGCAGAAGAAAACTGGCAACGTCTAGTAGAGTTAGTGCCAAGAGCTAACCGAGTAGACGGAGTCAAAGGTATATTTGAAGCACACAAGGCCGCGGCAGAGCTGGCTGAAGGCGACATGTTCTTTGTAGTGGATGGTGATGCGTATGTTGAAGATGCCGCAGTATTTGACACACAGCCCAGCGTGTTTGATAGATTTTGTACATTCATTTGGCACAGTCGTAATCCCATAAACGATTTAGAATATGGCTATGGTGGCGTTAAACTATTCCCACGCAATGTTGTATTAAATGCTCGCAGTTGGAAGACATTGGACTTTTCCACAACAGTCAATCGTAGAATTAAAGTTATTGACTCCATAAGCAATACTAATCAGTTTAATGTAGATGCAGTCAGTACATGGCGTGCCGCATTTAGGGAATGTGTAAAACTGTATGCATCTAAGACCAAAGAGAATACTGCACGTTTGGAAGTTTGGAAAACTGTAGGCAAAGATAAGCCATACGGCGAGTATGCGATAAAAGCGGCCCAGCAAGCTGTAGAGTTTGTCAACAACAGTCCCAAAGACCTGTTGAAGATTAATGACCGTGAATGGTTAGATAATCATTTTAAAGAATTAAATGTCTAACATAAATTTTAAATTTGAAAAGTTCAATGTAAATCCCAACTTAACGTTCATGCAGAATGTCTACAGTGGAACTAACGGCATTGGTAACTGCTTGGATCATAATAATATTAGCTCGGCTGGCAAAAATGATAGATTTAAATTTTCTCAAGTTGCAGACAGTATTTTTAGATTTGCTCATTTGAACCCAAATGATCAGTATGCACATACACCCATGCATATGGATGTATTGGCCGATCATTACATTATTTCAGTAGGTGTTTCAGACAGCCCGCAAGATTGGACTGGCATGAGCCACGATGGTATAGAGGTAGTCACCCCATCCATATTTGAAGCACTGAATCACATATACATTGACGATCTACGTAATCACAAAGCACTACTAATGATTGATCAAAGTTTAGAAGGTTATCACAAAATTTGGTTATGGGACTGGTTCCATAAAAAATGTGATGAGTATAGAATACCGCCTAACGCGGTAATATATACTACTGGTGACCAAACGTGTGCGATACAATATAACAGATGGTATCACGATGCTTTTAGACTGCATAAGAAAATAAAAGTTATCCCTTCTATTGCGTTGTCCATCCATATCTGTGATTTTTACAAGACACACAACTTTAATATAACATTTGATGATGTATTAGAATATAAATCCAACAATGATATCATGTTGTATGATTGTACTAATTTAAAGTTTCGTCCACACAGATTAATTAATTTCTTGCATCTGTTTAGTTCAGGACTTTTAGACTACGGCAAAGTCAGCATGGACAGTTACAGCAAATGGCCAAAATTACAAGAAGATGTTCTAACTGCTTTCAATTTACCAGATGATACTTTGAAATTAGTATCACAAGATGGTATAACACCTAGATGGGTATCGGGTACTCCTGACACTGTGAGTGGCGGGTATGCCATGTTCATTACTCGCATAATGAAAGATATGTATTTGAATACATGGGTATCATTAGTCACAGAGTCAACGTTCTTTGAGTATGAACATAGTGTATTCATTAGCGAGAAGACATTTAAACCAATAGCATGCCTGCAGCCATTTATTATTGTAGGAACTAAAGGTACACTGAAGTATCTGCGTAAACTTGGTTACAGAACCTTTGATGGATTCATTGACGAGTCATACGATGAGTGTGAGGACTCTGATAGATTCTCTGCAATTATGGATACTATTAAAAAAATACAAGCCATACCAGACAAAGCCGCATGGTATGAATCCATGCGTGATATACTAGAACACAATCAACGGCTCTTATTAGAGATTGGAACTAAAAAATCAATTGAGCACGAAGAACTAATTAAATATTACTCTAATTACTTTAAGGAATAGAATGTACAAAGGCCATTGCGATAAAATTAATCCAGGCGATAACGTTATCGTAGCGTTAGGTGATAGTTTCACACAGGGTATAGGAGCCTACAGTTTAGAATCTTGGGAGAACTGTAAAAAGTGGGGGCCAGCACATTTGTTTAATTTGTCGGGTGATAGGTATATGCATGAACAGGCCAAATACAACTGGGCGGCACAAATTAGAGACAACCACTTGCCAAACTACAAAATTTGGAACTTAGGCATTAACGGCGCTGGCAATCGTGGCGCAGTTAAAGAACTATATCTTAATCCTCTACCAGAAAATTTAGGTAATGTCGTAGTGATATTGATGTCAACTGGTATTGATCGTTTTGACTTTCTAAAAAATGATTACAATACCTCCGGTGAAAACAATCATCAAAAGTGGCAGACAATTTGGCCTATTGTGGGTGATCGTGGACCTATATCAGTAATTGAAAAAGTGTACGCAGAGTTGCTTCATTCGTTTAGAGTCACTACTACCGAATACTTGCTCAATGTTGCCGATGCACAGAATTTTTGTCGTGCCCGAGGATACAAGTTTTTATTCACATCTGCATTTGATACTCATATTAGCAAAAGCGTAATGGCTAAAGACTTGGATAGGAATCCTGAGTACATTGACATTGTTGACTGGGATGACTATGTCACATTAGACGATGGCAATATTACCTACATGGATATGATTGCTAAATTAGAAAACAATCCGCAATGCCAAACATTCCATCAGATGCATGCCTACTGCTCAAAATTTACCATGCCCTTAGAATACATTACACCATGTGCTCACTGGACAATTAAAGGGCAGGGCATTGTGGCAGCAGATTTATACAAACAAATGATTAAGCACAACCTACTATGAGAATATTTGTAACAGGAGTTGCTGGCTTTTTAGGTAGTCATATTGCAGACAGAATGATTGCATTAGGGCATACTGTGGCGGGCAACGATAATCTAATAGGTGGATACATGGAACATGTAACCCCACAAGTAGAGTTTCACAATGTTGATTGTTGTGATTGGACAGCCATGTCTACAATAATGCAAGGCAGTGATGTTGTTATACATTGTGCCGCCACTGCACACGAAGGATTGAGTATGTTCAGTCCTAGTTTTATCACACGCAACATATATGAAGCTAGTATTAGTACAATCAGCGCGGCAATTGGATGCGGAGTAAAAAGATTCTTATTTTGTAGTAGCATGGCTAGGTATGGTGTGCAAGCTCCTCCATTTGTTGAGGACATGTTAATACGTCCAGTAGATCCATATGGCATTGCCAAAGAAGCTGTTGAGAAAACTTTACGTTTGTTGGCCAAGACACACGGCATGGAATGGAACATTGCGGTACCGCACAACATTATTGGCCCTAGACAAAAATATGATGATCCATTCCGTAATGTCATGAGCATTATGATCAATCGTAATTTGCAAGGCAAACCTGCAATAGTCTACGGAGATGGTAGTCAAACACGTTGCTTCAGTTATGTAGATGACTGCATCAGTTGCTTAGAAAAAATGGCACTGGATCCTAGCATTGTAAATCAGTTGATTAACATTGGTCCAGATGAAGGCGTAGTTACAATTAAAACACTGGCCGATATGGTAGCAGAGGAATGTAGGTACACGGGTGAAGTAGAGTATATGCCAGATCGTCCACAAGAAGTCAAATATGCTTATTGTAGTTCGGACAAAGCTCGCGAGTTGTTAGGTTACAAAACAACTGTGGATTTGGCAACAGCTATCAAACATACAGCAGATTATATCCGTGCATCAGGAGTACGCCCTTTTGATTATTCCTATCCTTTAGAAATTGTAAATGATCTAACACCTAAGACTTGGTCTAACAAATTAATCTAAAATAAATATTTTCATGTCTGATAAACCACATTTACTTTTACACTGGATACTTGATATCCCAAAACAACAACTAGTCTGCAAAATTAATGATGAGTTGACCTATATTGCACTCAATGGGGGACACGACGGGTTTATTAAAAAGTACAGAGGTGTTGACATTGAGCTTACACTGGCAGATTGGGTACCACATGAAAAGCTATGGCTCAGCGAAGTGTTTGGTGAACACGTTGGGTATTACCAACCAGACTCAGACAGAGTTGTGTATCATCCTATAACTGGTCATGTTCAATATTGTGTAAACGGAGTTGGTCCAGACGGACAGTATTTGGATCATTTACAACGTATGCAGATCTTAATGGAAGGTAAGGATCAAATTGAAATCTGGGGAAATGGATTTGGGTTACCGCCTGGACCGCGCAATCTATATACTACTCCTGATAAGGGATTGACTGTATATAAGCGCACACCTGCTCAAGGTGTTAGGTATCCTGAAGCACACACTAATCCAGACCTATGGTGGTTTGATCATCCACAGCCTTGTGCTCAACAACCATACAGTAAAAGTTATAAACTAAGCTCACATGCTGAGTTACTAGAAGCCGGCTGTCCAAAAAATATTGTTGACCAATGTAAGGCCGGACAATGGGCTAGTCCTGAACATCCAGAACTACAAGCACACTACATCTATCCAAAAACTTTAGACCAGAACCCCAAGTAACTCCACAAACTTTAGGTATTGTTGCTTAGAGTGGGTCATCTGTTGGAACTGTTGGAAATTGTGCTCCAACGTCATCCATCCTTTGTAACGCCATTCAATTTGTTGTGCCCTAGTCAACGTTGATAATTGGGCAACTGTATCTTTGATACTGAACAACAACTTCTTATATCTTAGAACATCATCCTGTTCATCATCAAACGACAAATCAAAGTAAGAGTCGTACGTCTTGTAACCCAGCATGGTAAGTTTTTTATTCACTCCAGGCTGTCCATACATAACAAATGGTTGAAAGTTCAGCACAGGCTTTAGGAACTTCTCACTGAAGAACAAACTAGTATCTTGTACATTGTCTGCCAATGTTTCATTTGCTATACTGAACAGTGTCTTACTGTGTAGTTCTGGTAATGCATAAAACGGCTCATTGATGTCAAACTTATCTTCATCCGCTATAAGCGGCAACCGTTGTCCAAATGTAACGTAGTCAGCAGGAGTTAATTCCATTTTATCATACACATAACCGTGGAATGGATCTGTTGTACTAACACGATCCTGACTGATAATAGTATGTTGACACAGTTCGCTGTTGTACAGCATCAAGTGCGCCATAACCCTATGCGGCCTATTTCTTCTAGACAAACTTAATATAAACTTTTGATAGTTCTGCTCACATAGTTTTTTAGATTCAACTAAAGTTTTAATTTTAGTGTCTCTCCAATGCTGGCAAGCATCCAATATAAACAAAGGTACTACATTTATAGCGACGTCGACTTCCTTTAAGTTGCCCGTAAACAAGAATACTTTTTTAGGATTGATGTTATTTTTAATACAACTATATTCCAATGCCTGTGCTATGGGCATTTGCAGATGACTATAACCTTCAAAGGTACAATCAAACATCAATATAGTTTTAGGTTCTTTTAACCTGTCAATATACTTTTGAGTTAGGTATTGGAACAAATCAATGTTGGTCCATGTGGGAGCACCGTACCCTAGTAAAAAACTAAAATATGATATATCATCGTGTGTATTGCCAAACTCTAAGCCTAGATTGGCAAAGCGAACATTTAGTGTAGTTTGACTACCACTAGACGTATAGTAAAGGTTATCAGTGACAGTTGCGGGAATATATTTCACAGAGTATTTATTGCAATAAATACGTACATAATGAATTTCAAAAAGTATAAACGATTCTTTGCCTTTGGTTGTAGTTTTACAGACTACTACTGGCCAACTTGGGCCAACATTATTTCAAAAGAAATTCCTGACTCCTATATCTATGCCAAAAATGGCGCCGGCAATTTTTACATATACCAAGCACTAATGGAAGCAATCATACATCATAAGATTGATAAAGACGATTTGGTAATGATAATGTTTTCTAACGTCACTAGGGAAGATAGATTTACTAGAAGTCGAGGATGGATAACCACTGGTAATTTATATCATCAAAATGAATACGATCAAACGTTTTTGGACAAGTACCTGTGTGATCATGGCTACTTAATGCGAGATTTGAATTTGGTACAAGGTTGTAGGCTATCTTTAGACTCAATTGGCTGCGACTATGAACTTATGAGCATGGTACCATTTGACAGCAAGCGCAGTGACAGTTATAATATGACTGAAGTAGACTATCTATTGAAGTTCTATGAAGGAACAATAAACAAAGTCCATCCTAGTGTATTAGATACTGTATTTAGGGGTGACTGGAATAGTCGAAAGAAACGTCCCAAATATAAATGTCATTGGTCCACTGAACTGTATGTAGACAATCATCCGACTCCTGCCGAACATTTGGAGTATTTGAAATTGACGTTTACTGACATGCAACTCAGTCAGTCTACTTTAAGTTTTGTTGACAAATATACCGCGAGAGTTATGCATACAAATTATAGCATTTATGATACACCTGACTTTGATAAGAAGATTCAGCCTAGACTAGGGGAGAGTAGTCAGTATGAATGAAATAACTGTTGAGTCTATACTGGTACAACAGTGGTTTGAAATGAGTGACTTAGATGCGTTCCGTAAGAATCTCTACATATTAAACAACAACTCTACCACGTTTGATAAAAACTTGTTTAACTTGACTACTGTTAATAGGGACGGTGATCCCTATTGGGCAGAGTTTATGATTGAACATTTCCAAGAGATTGACCTTGGTATTAAAATTGTAGATTTGAATAAGATTAACTTAGATAAGAAATGGATCATTAGTTTAGACATATCTTATATGGAGTGGCGCAAACACCCCGGTGACTTGTTTGAATCATTTGATAAAAAGATATTACGCGAGCTTAATCATGGCAATGCGTATCTAGTATTAAATCATCAATGTGAAAGTTTTACTAACATATTCTTCCATACACTGTATCAAAAACTAGAACTACATCCGTCTGTACCACACAACAAGATTATCTATATGGTAGCTGCCGCAGACATTGAAGATGTATACAGTAAATTTGTAGAGGATTATAATATTCCTCCTGAGAAGCGTATACAGGTCATGTATACGCATCATGTGTACAAACGTTTTAGGTATCTAGGGAACGGCATTAAAGAGTTTGACTATGATAACACGGTACCAAAGGAGCGTAAGTTCTTAAGTCTCAATAGACTATGGCACGATCATAGATTGTTAATGGTTAGCTTAATGGCTGAACGTGATCTACTTAACCACGGCTATGTTAGTTTGGGAGTAATGGACTTTCAAAAAGAACATGCCCAGGACAAGATTGATAACATCTATAGTGTAGACTACGGCTTGGGTAGAGAAATTGCTAGCGGCTATGCCAAGATTAAGCCTAACTTGCCATTGCAGATTGATGACATTGATCTGTTTCAAAATCAGTTCTCAATGAACAGCTTGCCTGCTGACTTTTACCAAAAGACCTACTTTAGTTTAGTGTCCAGTACAAACGGTATGCAGTCGCAAGAGCAAAGTGTAGGCTTTACAGAGAAAGAAGTCAAGCCTATAATGTATAAGCATCCGTTCATTATATACAACTTGCCCGGAGCATTGGCACATTTAAAGAGCATGGGGTTCCTAACATTTGAGCCATGGTTTGATGAGAGTTACGATAAAGAAACAAACGATTTCAAAAGACTAGACAAGATTCTAAAAGAAGTTAAGAGGCTTAGTGAGTTGACTTTTGAACAATGGGATCTTATAATTAAAGAGATGGAACCTGTACTGGCCCATAACTACAATCGAATGATAAATTATACATCAGAACATTGTTATTTTAACAGCGACTTAAAAAAATTCTTATACTATGTCTCGTAAACTGATTAGCCTAGTACAGCCAAACTTTCAACAAGGTCCCAAGGAGTTTAATGCTCATTACCTGCCTTATAGTGTAGGAGTCTTGTGGGCATATGTTAATCAGTTTGAATCAGTAAGCACACAATACCAATTAGAAGATTTAATTTGGCGTAGGGATAATATTGAAGACACTGTGGCTAAATTGGCACAGTGTGACATTGTGGGGTTCAGCACATATGTATGGAACAAGAATTACAATTATGCGTTAGCACGTAAAGTCAAAGAAGCTAACCCCGGCTGTATCATATTCTTTGGTGGACCTGAAATGCCCATCACCAAAAAAGATATCTTTAAAAAATTGCCCTTCATTGATGTAGTTATTAAATCAGAAGGTGAGATAATTCTACGACAGTTACTTGATGCAATATCAAACAACACATCTTGGTTTGATATCAAGGGATTGTTAGTTAATAGAGATAACATTCCTGTAGACACTGGCAACGGTGATCGTATCAATAACTTAGAAGATTTGCCTAGTCCTTATCTAACTGGTGTGTTTGATAAGATCATGAGTGAAGTTAATGATGTGGAATGGAATGCCACAGTAGAAACTAATCGAGGTTGTCCTTATGCCTGTACGTTTTGTGACTGGGGTAGTCTAACATATAACAAAGTTAAGAAGTTTAATCTACAAAAAGTATTTGATGAACTAGAGTGGATTGGTAAAAATAACTGTGGATTTGTTACAATTACAGATGCTAACTTTGGTATGTTCGTTGAGCGTGATAATGCCATTGCTGACAAGCTGATTGAAGTACAGGAAAAATACGGATGTCCTAATAGCTTTAGCATGAGTTGGGCCAAAGATCAAAAGCCTGAAGTATTTGACATTGTATTCAAATTGATTAAGAATCCTAAGTTTAATCAAGGTCTAACTGTTAGTGTGCAGAGTATGGACTTGGATGTGCTAGAGAATATCAAACGTAAGAACTTATCACAGCACAAGATTGAAAACATATTTGCTCTGTGTGATAAGAACAATGTACCTGTATACACAGAGATTATACTAGGCCTGCCGGGGGAAACTGTAACAAGCTGGCGTGAAGGGTTCTACAAGATATTCCGTGCAGGTAATCATACTGGCATTAATATCCTACAGGCACAGATGTTAGAAAACGCAGAGATGAATCTCTTGCAAGAAAGACTGTTTAAATTAACCAGCGTGCCTGTTTATGATTACATGAGCGGCAGTTACAACTACAACGAATTAAAAGAATGTGTAAGTGTAGTTACCAGTACCAAAGATATGAACATGGAAGAAATGTTAGACAGCCAAATATTCAGTTGGTTCATGCAGACATTTCATATTAACGGACTTACTACATACATCAGTAGATTCTTTGCCAAACAGGGAATCGACTATTCAGTATTCTATGACAAACTATGGAATCATTTAATTAATGACCCTTGGTTTATATCTGAGCGGGACAAGGTTAGACAGTATTATCGCAATTGGATGACTGACGGTGAGATTAATCACCCAAACATATCTAACATTGAGATACACGGATGGAACATCATACACCGTTCAACATTACATATGCACATGGATCGACAGTACGATCACGTATTTGGATTAATTGACGAGTTTGTAACTAGTACATTTGATTTAGATGCCGAATGTTTAAAGCAATTACTAGAATTTCAAAAACGATATGTAATCAATTATGACGATATTGCACAGTTTCCATATAATGTAACCTACGACTACGACTTTTTGGGCTACTTACTGGATGACACAGCATTGGTTAATAGTGTACAATACAACTATCAATTTCACGAAAGTAAAGACATTAGTCTAGATAGATTTTTAGAAAACATCTATTTTGGAAGAAAACGTAATTTCGGAAAAGCATTAATAACAAAGGAACAACAATGAATATTGGATTTATAGGGGTAGGCAAATTGGGAATGCCATGCGCCGAAGCAATAGCACAAAAGGGACACAGTGTCACAGGCTACGATGTCGAACACAGAAATAGTGATCATGTTAAAATGGTTAGATCTATTCAATTGTGTGTTGCTGGTAAAGATATTGTTTTTGTTGCAGTCCCCACTCCACATGATCCTGCTTATGATGGTAGAGAGCCAACAGCCCATCTAACTCCAAAAGATTTTAATTACGACATTGTAAAGAGTTGTTTAGCAGAAGCCAACAAACACATGAATAAGGACCAGTTGTTAGTCCTTATATCCACTGTACTTCCGGGAACAACTCGTAATCAGTTTATGCAATCAGTCAACAACACACGTTTCATTTACAATCCTTATTTGATTGCCATGGGCAGTGTTGCATGGGACATGGTTAATCCAGAAATGATTATGATAGGCACTGAAGACGGCAGTGTAACTGGTGACGCTGAACAGCTTATTGATTTTTATAAAACTATTATGGAAAATGACCCACGATATGAAGTGGGTACATGGGATGAGTGTGAGTGTATCAAAGTATTTTACAACACATTTATCAGTGCCAAGATTGGTCTAGTAAACATGATACAAGATGTTGCTATTAAACAAGGAAACATAAATGTTGATGTGGTGACCAACGCACTGGCCAAGAGCACAATGCGCATCATGGGACCACAGTATATGAAGGCAGGTATGGGTGATGGCGGTGCATGTCATCCTAGAGATAATATAGCACTTCGATATATGGCCGAACATCTAGATTTGGGATATGATCTGTTTGACTCTATAATGAACGCTAGAGAAATACAGGCCAAAAACGTAGCCCAGACATTGGTTAACTTGGCTGATAAAAATAAAATGAGTATTTTTATACACGGCAAAGCATACAAACCAGATGTGGATTATTTAGATGGCAGTTACAGTTTGCTAATTGGTCATTACTGTGAACTGTTGGGCTATCCTCCCACTTATGTAGATCCGTTAACTGGTGACGATATGGAATCAGTATGGGGTGTTGTGTTATTGGCACACAATAGAAGGATTACTTATGAGTATAGAGGATTCCAAGAGGTTCAAGGATTTTATTGTAAGATAGAAAGTGGATCAATTATTGTGGATCCTTGGAGAACAACTCCCAACATTGAAGGATGCACAGTTATACATTATGGAAACACTAGGTTTCAATAAAGATGCTTTTAGCAGTGGCCAAATAGGTAGTAAAATTTGGCTATGTGAGGAAATGGAAAGATTGTATAGCCAAATTAATCTGTTGGCTATCTACGGAGGTTGGTATGGTGTTACTGCATTTTTGTTAAAGGCCAGGGGCAACATTCAAATAGATAAGATTGTAAGTTTGGACGTAGATCCTGATTGTCAACCCATTGCAGATGCTATTAATGAATATTGGGTTTGGCAGGACTGGCAAGTCAAAGCCTACACAGAGGATTGTAATAAAAGCTGGCCGTTGTTAAGGCGTGCTGATGTTATTATAAACACCAGCACTGAGCATTTTGAAACCATGGACTGGTGGGACAATATTCCCAAGGATACAGTAGTTGTATTACAGGGAAATGATATGCCACACGAAGATCATCATGTCCACAGCAGTTGCCTACACGATTTTTTGGCAATGTATCCAGTTAGCGAATTAGAATACAGTGGTGAGAAAGAATTTATATACCCCGATTGGCGGTTTAAACGATTTATGTTGATAGGAACAAAATGAACAAACGAATTATAGATTTTGCAGAATATAAAAATTTAGTCAGTAACATATGTAGAACTATTACACATAGCAATTGGCGCCCGGACTATATAGTGGGCCTTACTCGAGGTGGACTCCTACCAGCAGTAATGATTAGTCAATGGTTTGATGTTAAAATGAACAGTTTAGATATTAGTCTACGTGATGGTGGAGATACCGTTAGTAATTTAGGCATGGCTGAAGATGCGTTTGAAGGCAAAAACATTCTTATTGTAGATGACATCAATGATACTGGTGCAACGCTTAATTGGATCATGGAAGACTGGCCAAGTGGATGTTTTCCTGATGATGACAAGTGGCCAACTGTATGGAATAATAATGTAAGATTTGCAGTTATTGTTGATAACTTAGCCAGTAAGTGTAACGCCAAAATGGATTACACAGGTATGGAAGTTAACAAGGCCGAACAAGATGTGTGGATTGAATTCCCGTATGAAGAATGGTGGTCAAAATGAAAATAGTTGTAGTATCAGGTGGATTTGATCCAGTTCATTCGGGGCATATAGATTACCTATACGCCGCCAAACAATTAGGCGATATGCTAGTAGTTGGTGTGAATAGTGATACTTGGCTGGAACGTAAAAAAGGCCGATCGTTCATGCCTGTCAATGAACGTTTCAGTATTATTAATTCATTAAAGCCAGTGGATCATACTATGGTGTTTAATGACGATGATGGATCGGCTATTGATCTATTGAAACAGGTCAAACGTGTTCATCCTGATGATGAAATTATATTTGCCAATGGTGGAGATAGAACAGCAGTAAACATTCCTGAGATGACAGTTACCGACGTTGTCTTTAAATTTGGAGTTGGCGGTGAACACAAAGCTAACAGTAGCAGTTGGATCTTACAAGAATGGAAGGCTCCAAAAACTGAACGCCCTTGGGGTTACTATCGAGTACTGCACGAAGTTCCAGGAATGAAAGTTAAAGAACTTACTGTTAATCCTGGATGCAGTCTAAGTGTACAACGGCATGAACATCGTAATGAATTTTGGATTGTCAGTGAAGGTAAAGGTGCAGTAAATTGGGATCCTGGCCAAACCAAATTAAAACTGCATTCCACAGAAAAGATTACAAAACGGGAGTGGCATCAACTGACTAATCCCTACGACTATCCATTCAAAGTTGTTGAAATTCAATATGGTTCTTTGTGCGATGAAGCCGATATTGAGCGAAAACCATAAAAATCATTGACTTTCGACCCACTTTCTGCTATACTTATAGTATAGTTGCATAACTATTCTTACCAACTAACGAAAAAGGAGGTCTTATATGACTGAGTTAACGCTAGATCAGGAACAGTTAGAATGCCAGCCTTCACGCACTGCCGTGAAGATAGCCAAGGCACTAACAATGATTTTATCATTATCATGTTCTTTATTTCTATTACAATGGGCTGTGGGTGATCAGCTAGCCAAACATAAACCGGGCTACACAGAAATCACAACAGCAATGAGAGAACAACAATTAGGGTGTCTCTCCAAAAATATTTACTATGAGGCAGGTGGTGAACCTTTTGAAGGAAAGGTTGCAGTGGCACAAGTAACAATGAATCGAGTTGAAAGCGGGCAATTCCCCGCTGATGTTTGTAAAACTATCTATCAAAAAAATGTAGTTTACGAACGGGTTATTTGCCAATTTAGCTGGGCATGTGACAGAAACACAGGATCCCGTCCTCCTAATAATGCAAATTATCGGGAAAGCGAGGAAGTAGCTAAAAAGGTATTACTAGAAGAATTCCGTTTACCAGCCCTAAAGGAGGCAATGTACTATCATGCAGACTATATCAATCCGGGGTGGCGCCGTGAAAAAGTTGCTAAAATTGGTCATCACATTTTTTACAAGTAAGGAGATCCTAATGAAACTGTCACCAGTTACTCTTGCCGCACAGGCCTATGATTTTGTAGTATTATTTGTGAAGGAACATTTGGGGCATATCAGTGCTCATACGCTAGGATGGATCAGTATTATACTGCTACACTTTGCGGCCATGCCCACACTGATTTCTGTGTTGCTTGCCCAAAATGACAAGTTGCCCCCAGTAGATCTTATGATATTCATTTGGGCCGCCCTAACTACATTATTCTTTAAGAGTTTGATTGAAAAGAATGTGTTGTACATTGCAACAATTTGCATGGGATTCCTAGCACAAACGGTATTAATGGGTTTGATTTTATTTAAATAAATACTTGATGCGAATCATAGAACTATTATCCGAAAAGAAACTTGCGGCCCCTACACAGTCACAATGTGATGTACGGGCCAGTAGGCTTTCAAATGTAAGATATTCACAATGTGTTGGAATGGGTATGCGCCCACACGATAGCGATCATACTGATGGCACTGGTAAACAAGGTGTCAAAGGTAGCGGCAAAAGCCAAAAGGGTCGAAAAATCAAAAGCGCCAAATATGGCGGACCAAATACATATTGGAAAGGCAGTAGAAACTAAATGGCATATTCAGACAAAGTTATTGATCATTATGAAAATCCCCGCAATGTGGGATCCTTTCAAAAAGATGATCCTGATGTTGGGACTGGCATGGTCGGTGCTCCTGCTTGCGGTGATGTTATGAAACTGCAAATTAAAGTAGAAGAAGGAATTATCGTAGATGCAAGATTTAAAACATACGGGTGTGGATCAGCAATTGCCAGTTCAAGTCTCGTCACAGAGTGGGTCAAGGGAAAAACGCTTGACGAAGCACGAACGATTTCTAATAGCACAATTGCTGAAGAACTTGCCCTTCCACCGGTTAAAATACATTGTTCAATACTTGCAGAAGATGCTATCAAAGCGGCCGTAGATGATTACCGTAACCGACACAGCCAAGAAACAAATACAGCGACTGCTTAATCGTCGCGGTAAGGGCGTTGGCATTAGACTGGGTGTAAAAACTACAGGATGTAGTGGGTTAGCATACACCATCGAGTATGTAGATAACTATGAAATTGAAGCAGGTGTTACTAACTTCGCACACAACGAATTCGCTGTATTAATTGATGCCAAAAGCCTAGCTTATATGAATGGCATGACTATAGATTGGGTCCGCAATGGACTCAACGAAGGATTTGATTTTCAAAATCCTAACGAACGTGACCGATGTGGATGTGGGGAAAGTTTTAGGGTATAACAATGTCAGCAGTATCGCTATGTAATGACCATAACATAACGTTTGTACAAATTCCAAAAAATGCTGGTACCAGTATTGGCTCATGGCTTAGAGAAAATAAAAACAAATCCAAATGTACTGAGTGGTACAATCATCCGAGACATAGTGAAATTCAATCCAAAAACTTTAGTTTTGCAGTAGTTAGGAATCCATGGGATCGAGCAGTGAGTATGTACTTCTTTTTAAAGCACTGGTCAAGTCCAATACCAACAGTGTCTACATCTGAACAAATAAGAGCAGAGCTGTATAGGATTAACAGATATCAACAGTTTCCAGAGTTTGAAGATTGGTTGGAAAATATTAAACATTTTAAAATGTTACCTTGGATTAAATGGCAAGCGTCAAACTGCCAAACTGATTGGCTGGATATCCCAGTTGATTACATTATCAAATACGAGTCTTTGGAAAAAGATTTCCACCAGGTACAACAGATGATAAATTGTTATAATCCTCTGCCTAAACTGTTAGTAACCAAAGATATATATAGAACCGACTACAAAGATTACTATAATAACAACACCATAAGTATGGTAGCAGAGTATTTTAAAAAGGATATCGAACGATGGCAATACGAATTTTAATTATGGGACTTCCAGGCGCTGGAAAGACTTACCTAGCAACTGAATTAAAAAAACTATTAGAACAGAATGGTAAAACTATAACTTGGTTTAATGCCGATGAAGTTCGTAAACAGTTTGATGATTGGGATTTTAGTGAAGCGGGCCGCATACGCCAAAGTAAACGTATGCATGACCTAGCAGAGACTTGTGGAACAGACTACGCACTATGCGATTTTGTTGCACCGCTTGCTGAAATGCGTCACAACTTCAAAGCTGACTGGACAGTCTGGATGGATACTATTCGCGAAGGTAGATATGCTGATACCAATGCCATGTTTATCGAACCAACTGAATATGATTTTAGAATTACTGAACAAAATGCAGAGAAATGGGCAGAATTTATTGTTTCACACATTCATGATAACCGTAGGCGCCCAACATTTGACTGGCAACAAGAAACAGTACAGATGCTGGGTCGTTGGCAACCTTGGCATGATGGTCACCGTGCGCTGTTTGATCGTGCTATTGCCAAAACAGGCCAAGTGTGTATTATGATTCGCGACTGTCAAGGATGGCAAGGCAGCAATCCATTTGAAATCGAAAAGGTAAAGAAATTTATTCAAAGAGATCTTGACATGTTGTATCAAGGTCAGTATAATATACAAGTTGTTCCTAATATTGTGAATATCACTTATGGACGAGATGTAGGTTATCAAATTGAACAAGAAGTATTTAATGATGCTGTCCACAATATCAGTGCTACTAAAATTAGAAAGAGTTTGGGAATTGAGTAAAACATTATGGAAAACATTGACCTGGCGCCTAGTTGGGTCAACTAGCACATTCTTAATAAGTTATCTAGTTACGGGGCAATTTTTTATTGCTACCAGTATTGCCGTCGCACAGATGATTGCCAATACTATCCTATACTACATACACGAAGTTATTTGGAATAAGGTATAATGGAATTTTTAATACACTATGGCCCTTGGCTACTGCTAGGTGTGCTATACGGATTTATATTTGGGATTATTCCCATCGCTGGGGCAGGTACTGCTCTACTGACTGTCTACAGTTTTATTCATGTGTTCAAAGGCGACCCATATAGCCTAGTGGTTTTTACTACGGCTATTGTAGTCTCTGCCAGCATTGGTGATTTGTTTGCCAGTGTGGTATTAAACATTCCAGGCGGGGGAGGTAGTGCCGCTACAATGGTTGATGGCTACCCCATGGCCAAACGTGGAGAAGCCGCAAGAGCTATGTCAGCTAGTTTGTTCAGTGCCACAGCACAAGGTACATTTTGGGGTATACTCACTATCTTCTTCCTACCCTATTATGCCACTGTAGTACTAGCATTTGGCATTCCAGAAATATGGAGTTTCCTATTCCTAGCAGTGGCCTGTGTTTGCTTCTTGAGCAGTGAGCTTTGGGTACGCAGTCTATTTGGTCTAATGCTGGGAGCGTTTGTGGGATTGATTGGTTCTGATCCCGTAACACTGGCACCGCGTTGGACTAGTGGATGGTTTTATCTAGCTGATGGCATACAGTTTGCTCCTTTAATGGCAGGTGTGATGGCATTACCAGAGATACTGACTGCCATGTGGACCAAGACTGAATACTTAAAGTCCCCTAACAATAATTGGCATCAAATCAAACAAGGCTGGAGCGACTTTTGGACCAACAAGTGGTTGAGTTTTAGAAGCGGCATCATTGGCGGATTCATTGGCATGCTACCAGGTATTGGTGGAGCCATTGTAGAATGGTTAAGTTATGGACAAACTGTGGCCACAAACAAAAATGAAAAAGTGCCGTTTGGTGAGGGCAATGTCAAAGGTGTAATTGGGCCTGAGGGCGCAAACTTAGCACAGAAAGCCACAGCGTATGTTCCTACAGTGCTGTTTGGAGTCCCGGCTGCACCGTTTGAAGTAATGGTTATGATGTTGCTAACCGCGGTGGGTATGGATTTAGGCAGTCGTAGAGTTCTAACAGACCACTTATTTTATGACACACTGACATTTGGCTTTATGGCCAGTTTATTTCTTACTTTCTTTATAGCTGTTTGGTTTATCAAATATGCCACACTGATAACTCGTGTACCAATTAGATTTTGGGTAACTCCAGTCATTGCTCTTATTGTATGGAGTTGTGTACAATATACAGGAGGATGGGAAGATTATGTTATTCTAATTCTAGCTACCGCATTGGGCTTGTCACTTAAATACTTGAAGATTAGCAGAATTAGTTTTGTTATCGGATTTGTGTTAAGTCTAAAGATTGAATCAATGTCAACACAATTCTTTACGTTGTACAAACTACAAGACCTGTTGCATCATCCAATCAGTTTAGGTTTAATAGGATTTGCCATGGCGGTCATGGTATATGGGGTATTTTTTAATCGTACCAAAATAAATTATCATTAAAAAGGAAAAAAAATGAAAAAGTTTCTAGCAGGTTTAATGTTGGCAGTGTGCGGATTTGCACAAGCTGACATGAACATCGTTGTGCCAGGCAACGGTGGTTGGTGGGCAGTGGTTATTCCAGAAGTGGAAGCCAAATTGGGCGAGAAAATTGTCCCAGAAATTATCTCAGGTGCTCGTGATATTCCAGCGGGTAACAAGTGGCATGAGAAATTCCGTTTTGACAACAACTATATGTTGTTCAGTAACGGCGGTCAAGCAGAAGCATATTTGCTTGAAGATGTCAAATTTGACTTTAAAGATTACGAGCCAATCTTTGCTCAGAACCAAACTATTATAGTTGGTTACAATAAGACACAAGACCCTTACAAGAACGTGGTCAAATTTGGTGCAGGCTCTGGTATGAATCCAGACGCAATGGCCATTACCATGATGGTGTGTGGCCCAAAGCCAGACATGAAAGCATATCTTGCCTGCTACAAAGAAAAGATGATCTATGTCAAGGGCATGAAGAATCCAGAGATTGCCCTAGCATACACACGTCAAGAGTTAAATGCTATCCGTGATAACCCAGTTGTTTACAATCGTGATTATTTGCCAGTAGATTGGAATGTTACTTGGTTCTCAGCAGGATTGTTTGACATCAAGACATCTAAGATTATTCCAGATACAAACTACCCAGTGGGTGTTCGTAGCTTCCCAGAAGCATACAAGGCCAAGTGGGGCAAAGAGCCCAGCGGTGAGTTTTATGATGCTTGGGTACTAGTCAAGAACTATCGTGATGTGCTACAAAAAGTTGTATGGGTTAACAAAGGTAATCCAAACAAAGACCGTTTGATCAAAGCTGTTCGCGAAATGATTGCCGACCCAGAAGCACAAAAACGTATCTCTGATAAGGTTGGTGTATATCCATGGTGGGTAGCTGGTGAAGTTACTCAAGCACAGAAAGCTTTGGAAAAACAATTGACCAAAAAAGCCTTGACTAACTTAGTTTGGTGGACCAAAGAAGCATATCAAATTGACGCCATCTTCAAGCCAGAGATTGTTAGTAAGGCCAAATAATGAAAAAATTTCTAATTACCCTAGCATTGTTGCCAGCATTAGCATTTGCCTGGCAACCAACTAAACCAATCGAAGCAGTAGTAGGCTTTACGCCCGGTAGTGCTAACGAAGTATTGTTCAGAGCCGCGGCATTAGAAGTAACCAAGAACACTGGTGCTACCTTTGTAGTTGTAAACAAAGGTGGTGCCGGTGGGGTTATCGGTACTGAATATTTTAACAAGATGCCGGCAGATGGGTATAGCGTATTAGCTATGAGCCTAACTGGTGCTTATGCGATGGATAAAGTTGCTGTTCCTACAGGACGTAGCTATACTGTAGAAAGTTTTACCTACCCTACATACCTAGCAAGTAATCCTTTTTCAATTATTGCCAACGTAAGCGACCCTGTGTCAACACCTAAGCAATTAATTGAATCTCTAAAGAATGAAAAAAGTTCTTTTAGTGCTAGCGGTGGCGCTCGACTAGTATTTGAAAGCATCGAATCGCGCATTCATTTCCCTCTAGGCGAAAAAGGTGTTGTACGTGTCGACCACAAAGGTCCTAAGGATGCGTTAATGGATGTAATGGGCGGGCACGTTCGCTATGCTGTTATCCCATTAAGCGTTAGTATTGAGATGTACAAGGCCGGCAAGGTTAAGATTGTGGCACTAAGTGCTAAGTCTCCGCAATTGCCAGAGCTTCGTACTCTAGGTGAAGTATTACCCGGGCTCGATGTAGCCGCACATTGGGGACTAGCCCTACAGAAAGATGTTCCGACTGACGTACTAGAATGGTACAACAAGGAATTTACCAAGGCGCTAAACAGTGACTCCGTTAAAGATTTGTACAAGGCTCAATTGTTCTCATTAGATCCTGCGTTGGAAACTCCTAGTGCTATGTTTAAATGGATGAAGGCTAACGATACAAAGTATCAACCTCTAATTGATAACATCTTAAAAAGTACTCAATGAAGTATGTATTCATTTCTGGTGTTCCTGGCAGTTGCTGGGGCTGGCCGCAAACTTATGCTAAGTTAGCTACGCCATTAGTTGACGACTCTAACAACCATCCTTGGCGAATTAATAACAATCGACCTTGTGCCGCAACACACGAGACTAGTGTGTTTGCCGGCCCATATAATGAAATCGGTGAAGGGTTTGATCAGTTAAGTTTATATGATAGCAAAGAACAAATCTTTGCTGAGATAGACAAAGCGTTTGAACCAACTGATAAACATTTAATTCGATTTGTACAATGCCACTGGTTTGCTTACCAGCTAGATTGGATTGCTGAGAACTTACCGGAGGTGGATATATTAATGTCACTGAGAAATCAGGAGATGTCCTACCAAGCCTGGCACGATAGTGGTGGGTGGGATATCCAATACCCTAGTTACAAATGGTACAACAACAGTCAGAATATGTGGCGTCAAGGTGTAATCGAACACAAACTAATGAAGAAATTTGTTCGAGAAAATAAAGTGAACGTTATAGCAGGCTGGCACGAGGATTGGTTCGACTGGCATTGGCCAGAAATGGCTACGCACATTGACAAGACTAAGTTCCCTGGAAATATTAGTGCCGCCAAGGGCAGAAATGGTATGACTGGAATTGTTACAGGCTGGGACAGCTTATGCTGGGGTTTGTATACGGGCAAAGAAAGTGCTCCTATTATTTTAAATAAAAAGAAATGAAACAACTTTTGATTGTTAGTAAAGTCACTAAATAATCTTATGCAAATAGAAATTACTGAATCCGCAAAAGAAAAGATCAACGATATTCTTTCCGAAGAGAATAATCCGTCAGCTTGCCTACGTACTTTTGTACAGGGCGGCGGATGCAGTGGTTTTCAATATGGATTTACCATAGACGAAGAACAAAACGAAGATGATTTTGTTTTGGAAACGGGTAAGTTCAAAGTTTTGGTAGACAGTATGAGCTATCAATACCTGTCTGGATCCGTAATTGATTACAAAGATGACATCATGGGATCCAGTTTCACTATCAAAAATCCACAGGCTGTATCCACATGCGGCTGTGGCAGTTCGTTCAGTGTTTAACCGGTTGACATTCTCCCCAAACTCCTGTATAATGTAAGTATTAGCACACATACAGGACTTCAAATATGAGCAATTGCGATAACATAATCCGAATCATTCGTGACCACAGTAGCCGACTGAACAAGGAAGGCATTATCCTAGCAGAAGCAGAAGCAAATAATGTAGAGTTGTTTGAAGGATTGCGTCTAGCATTTGATCCCATGATTACGTTTGGTGTTAAGAAGGTTCCCAGCTTTAGTGGACCAGACGGACAAGGACTTCCTTGGGAGGCCTTTAAAGAATTGGCTAACTTACTGGCCACACGCAAACTTACAGGACATGATGCTCGTGATGCAATTGAACTGGCCTTGTCCGCCTCAACTAAAAATCAATGGAATGATTGGTATCGTTTGATACTAATCAAAGACATGCGAGCCGGCTTTGGCGAAACAACTGTTAACAAGATGGTTGGTAAAGCAGGACATCCTGAATTTGAAATCCCTCTATTTGAATGTATGTTGGCACATGACGGAGCCAAACATGAAAAGAAAATCACAGGCAAGAAACTGCTTGAACCTAAACTAGACGGTGTGCGTGTTATTACAGTAATCAATGCTGTCAATAAGACAGCTACAATGTACAGCCGTAATGGTAAGTTACTAGAAAACTTTAGCCACATTACTTCAGCAATTGAAGCTAACATCGAATTATTTGAACGCAGTATGGTACTAGACGGCGAGATGGTATCTAGCTCATTCCAAGCACTTATGAAACAGGTACATCGTAAGAGCGATGTGCAAAGCGATGACGCACGTCTAATGCTATTTGACATCCTTCCATTAAGCGAGTTCCAAGCGGGCATTAGTTCACTGGGACAAAGATGTCGTACCAACTTGCTTAAGAGCATGAAGGATGTGTTTGATAAGATTGGTAGTATTGACATCATTCCACAGATTGAAGTAGATTTAGATTCATATGTGGGCGAGCTACAGTTTAAGCAATACAACAAAGACGCCATTGCGGCTGGCTTTGAAGGCATTATGATTAAAGACATCAATGCTGTGTATGAAGCCAAACGCAGTGCTAGTTGGCTTAAGATGAAACCTTTTATTGAAGTATCATTGGAGATCAAAAATGTTGAAGAAGGTACGGGCAAAAATGAAGGACGCCTTGGAGCATTTGTACTGGAAGGTGTCGATGATGGACAGACCATTGGGGTCAACTGTGGTAGTGGTTTTAGCGATGATGATCGAATTAAGTTTTGGGGCGATCGTGATAGCCTCATTGGTCAAGTTGTTGAAGTAAGAGCAGATGCTGTTACTCAAAACCAGGATGGGACGTACTCGTTACGCTTTCCGCGCTTTTTGAGATTCCGCGGATTTGTAGCAGGCGAAAAATTATAAAAAGGAAAGTAGCAATAAAGTGTCAAAAGAAGATTTGATTGAAATGATGGGCGTAGTAGAGGAAGCCCTACCCAATTCAATGTTCCGTGTTAAGCTAGAAAACGATATGGTTGTGTTAGGACATATCAGCGGTAGAATCCGCCAAAATAAAATCCAAATCCTACTTGGTGACAGAGTTCGCACAGAACTTAGTCCATACGACTTAACCAAATGTCGTATTACTTTCCGTGAAAAATAACCATTAAAAAAGCCCCTTACGGGGCTTTTCTTTATCCTAAATACGCTTCCCAACTTGGGTGAGGCAGTACCCATTCCAACTTCTTTCGCTTGTCAGCTAATTGAAAGTAAGTAGGCTTGAATGGCTTGCTCTTTGGAACAATTTTCTTGTTGTTACCCTTACTAGAGTTGCAATCAGAACAGGCGCAAACTGTATTTTCAAAAGTAGTTTTACCGCCGTGACTAGTTGGCAACACGTGATCCAGTGTGGCAGTTTTGCGGCTAACATCAGCACCACAGTATTGGCATTCATATCCGTCACGTAAAAATACGTTAAATTTAGAAAATCGCACTGCGGTCTTCTTTTTTTGGTATTCTTTTAGGATCATGACAGCAGGAACCTTTGTTTCCCACTTTTCGCTGTGTACGACCCAGTCTTCATACCATTCTAGCACAATGGCTTTGTCGGAAACTAGGTAACGGATTGATTCCTCCCACGAGACTGTGCTCAAAGGAAGAAGGCTTACTGGGCTTGCGTCAGCATTTAGTATTAGGCAAGTCATATTGTACTTTCATTCATAACTCTATTTATATGTGCAGTTTGCACCATTTATTATAACATAGCTTTGTTCAAAGAGCAACTAAATACTGGATGCATTGTAGCCAAACCCAAGGATTTCAAAGATGAGTATATTGTTTATTAATACCGGAACCGCGCCAAATGCGGGCAACGGCGACACTTTAAGAACCGCGTTTAATAAAATAAACCAGAATTTCCTCCAATTATATTATGGTGGAGAAGTAATTCAGAGTGACCGTCCACCGACAATAGCTTCAACATCGACTCTTTGGTATGATACAGTAACCGGCAGAACATACGTTTACTATAATGGCGCATGGGTTGATGCCAGCCCGGCTAGTGAATCTGCCAATGCTACATTCTTGACCAGCTCTACTGTTAAAGATTATTCAGGGTATATTCAAACAGTTAGTTTGTATGATTCATTATCTGGTACATATACCAACACGGTTAACAACATCACTCATTTAAACTTTGACACTGAATCGGCTTTCTCTGTCACAGATCAAGGCAGCGGCGCGGTACTGATTGGAATGAACAGTACATTTAAGTACATTAATATTGCCGGACAGCCAGGACTAACTGCGGTTGGATTAGATACACTTACGTTTGTTGCTGGTACAGGAACTCAGTTGACTACAGACGCCACTCCTGGTAGTCAAAAAATTAGAATATCTGTAACAAACACACTGCCAACAACTACAACTTCTGGAATACTTTACAACGACGGTACTAATCAGTTTTCTTGGGTAAGTCCTACATACAGCACACTACAAAACGGCACTGCTACATTTAGTTTAACAACTGCCGGCAACGTTGTTTTTAATGATGGGTCAGTTCAAACCAGTGCTTACATTCCGCCAGTAACTAACGGAGACAACAGCACACAACGTATTGTATTTGTATCCTCAACCGGAACACTACAGTCTGCCAGCTCAGTGGGAATGAACCCACAAATGGGACAGGTAACTCTAAACAGCATTGTCATCGGTTCAAACATCACTACTGGTCCAGTTATTGGATCGTTGCAAGTGGTAAGAACTGGAACCAATTATGTTTTAACCGCAACTAGTACCAGCACTTTGGGCGGAACAGGCGTGGGCTTGACTGTAAGTTGGGTCAACACCAGCTCGCCTTCATCAGTTAATATTGCTAATCCAGGTACAGGATACACAGTGGGTGATATTATTTGGATTACAGGCGGCTACACACAAATTAACGGTGCTGGCCGCAGAATCAATAACATTCTAACAGACTATTTAGGCAACACCGCAACAGGACAAACATTAGGTGGGACTGTGATCAGTGTAGGTAACACTGCTACTATGCAGGCCTATGTCAACGTTAATTCAGGCACAGGTGGCATATATCAATTGCGCACACCAATCCAACTGACCTATGCTGATAATACTACACAAGTTTTTAACTCAGTTGGCCTAACAGATACATCTAGCTTTTACCTAAACTTCTTAGCATCAGCTGGACATTTTTTCCCAATTAATTTGAAAACTACAAATTATGTACAGGGGTCTAACAGTGCTACATTCCAAATTACATCAGTTAATGCTCCTGGATTGCAGGGCTATGCTATTTGGCCAGATGGTACACAGCAAACAACTGCCTATACTGGAACAGTTCAGTTCAGTAATATTACTGGTACTCCAAACTATCTAACAGTGACAGCATTTAATACTGTACTGACTACAACAAACATATCTACGTTTGTAAACAATATAAATTATGTAACACAGGCTAGTTTAACCACTACCAACGTTTCTACGTTTGTAAACAACACAGGTTATTTGACATCAAGCACAGTCAATCAATATGTTCAAACAACTAATGCTGCCGGAAACTTTGTATTAAAAGGTGCATTGATTGTTAACAACACATCAACTGCAACTATTACAATTACTGGAACTAACAACGGTGGGTTGATTGCAAGCAATTTAAGTGCTAAACCAATTTATGTATCAACATTCAATACTACTACAAACTATACTTGGCAGTTTAATCCTGACGGTAGTATTACTTGGCCTGATGGTAGTGTACAGGCCAGCGCCACAACTGCTACACTGGCCGCAAGTAGCTTAACTAACAAGATATTCAACGGCACTTGGACATTCTCTGTATTGTCAAGCGGTACAGTTCAATACCCAGACGGCTCAATACAACGAACTGCTTATACTGGAACAACATTTACTGGACTTGCCAATTACGCAACAACTAGTACAAATGCATCTACATCATCTTATGCTACAACAGCCAGCTTTGCACGTAGTTTGTTGAATACAAATGGCACAACTGCATTACGTATTGTACCACCACCTGCGACACAGATTGGTCAAACAGGAGATCTAACAGGTGACATTGCCTATGATGGAACAAATTTATATGTTTGTACTCAAAATTATGTACAGACAAATTTCAATGCAGTAGCGGCCTCAACACAGACCAATGTGCAGTTTATTGAAATTTTACAAGCTGGAGTTCCAGTTCCAGGTGTAGGATGGCAGATTCATGACCCAATCGGTGGGCCAATAATGACCATCACGCAAGTGACCAGCGTATTGACTGGACCTACTAATACTCCTGCTTGGAGATTAAGTGAAACAACATTTGCTAATTCATACTTTCCAGGATTGACTTACATATTGGTCAACCCAGCAGGAACTACGGCCGTTTGGGGTAAGGTAGGATTAAGTCTAGCATCCAATACATCCACAGCAGTAACCAAACTGTCTAACTTTGTTACATTGGATGCTCCTGTAAGTTTGGGCAATGTATATGCAGTATGGCACGGCCCAGGAAACAATTTAAAAATTGGTGGGGTTAACAATTCATTTGTAGGCTCATACAATTTACAAGCATATTACAACAACGTACCAGTGGGCAGTCAGGGCGCAGGGATTACTTTCTCAACTACTGGAACAGTAGTCGGTGGCCAATCATTAACAGCAGCCGACAGAGCAGACTTGATATTAACAATTCCATCTACTGGCAATGCTTATAGAATTATTGCTATAACAGGTGCATCGTTTAATGACAATTTCATCAGTATAGAACAACTAGCGTAAAATAGGAACACTACATGTCAGCAATTAAATTTCCAAGTAATCCAGTTAACGGGCAACAATACAGTGCGCCAAATGGCATTGTATATACTTTTGATAGTATAAAGTGGGTGGGTGCAGTAGTTGGCAGTACTATCAACAGTATTGGTTACGGCACCTACACTATATACATTAACACAGCTGGAAATTTAGTTATACCAAACAATTCAGTCATTACACAACAAAGCGGAAATCCAGTGGCATCAACGGCGCTTTCCCTGCTCAATGCTGGCAAAATTTTAGCATTAACTACCAGTGGCACAGTGATATTTCCAGACGGTACTGTACAGGTAACAGCATATACAGGTACAATATCCTACAGTCAGTTAATTAATATTCCTGTAGACAACGACCCTTATACAACAACTGCCACAGTTAACACACTAATTGCTAATAGTTTAACAAACTATATTCAAGGAACTACTGCCACTCTAATGGCCAACGCTGTTAATGCCGGCACTGCTAACTATGCTAACTCTTTCAATACCAATACATTAGTTACGACTGCGGTAACACTAACACCTGGTGCTAATCTTTCGTTGAGCGGATTATCAGTTAGTGGCGGCGCCACATTTAATGGCCCAGTAACATTTAGTAATACATCAACTTATGTATCAAGTACTAACACTGTGTATACTGACAACATGATTGAACTACATGCTCCTACTGGTGGCATTAACGGAACATGGGCTAGCAACGATGGTACAGACATTGGTATTCGCATGCATTATTTCTCCACTGCAACTGGCGATAGCAACGCAGCCTTGGTGCTGGCACAAGACACTGGTAATTTGGAATGGTATCAGTATGGTGCTGAAACTAACGGAGTGTTTAGTGGATCTTACGGTATAATCAAAACAGGCGGCATAGTCCTAACCAACGCATTTGCTCCTATTAGATTCCAAGATGGTACATTCCAAAATACTGCATTTACTGGCACAGGTACTCAGGTAACTAGCGCAGTAACAGCAAACTATGCCACTACATTCAATACTGGCACAATGGTAGCCAATGCTGTTCAAGCTGGTATTGCTACACGTTTACAGACTGGGGGTGGCACTCAAACTGTTTATATTAGTTCTGGTAGATTCTATGTTAATCCTATTAGATATAATGGCACTATAGTTACTCCTGGCGGAATAATGATTTGGAATACTGTCACACAGGAAGTGACGTACGGTCCATTACCGTTTGCCACAACTTCTACAATGGGCATGGTAGTTGTTGATGGCGTAACAATTCCAATTAACAGCACTACAGGTGTTATATCAGTCAATACAGCAACATTAATGTCTAATGCTGTGGCAGCAGGATTTGCTACCAA